AAGAGCGTGCGTGCGAGCCGTGTTAAAGAGCGTGCGTGCGAGCCGTGTTAAAGAGCGTGCGTGCGAGCCGTGTTAAAGAGCGTGCGTGCGACTATGATAGCATGCCGATGTGCATGTCTGTCTAACCCACAAGATGATGATATGAATCATGATGATGATGGCATTCCGGTGTGTCGGTCGACATCACAAGATGATGATAGCATGCCGATGACACCGGCGATGTGTCTGTCGAAATCAGGGCTACATGAAATCACTGAATGTGCAATGTTTGAAATGAATGGCAATCTCGCACTTGTTTGACAATGTTTGTAGTTGCATGTTGAAATGGGACTCGACAATGACATGATGCGAGCCCTGCTTCAAAGATGATGTGGCGGTCGAACACACATGAGTAACATGATGTGACCGTCGAACTCAACGAGCAACATGAGGATGATTCGCATGATGATGTGTATGTGGCAGAGTATGTGCAACTCACAAGATGACGATGGAATTCTGATGTGTCTATCGAACTCACACAATGATGCTGTCATGATGGGTCCACCGTGTTGAAGAGCGTAGAAGAACATCGCATCAGTCGTGTGAAGGGGCGTGCGTTCGTCGAGTCGACATCTCACGGTGATGGCATCTCTGTCAAAGTCACAAGATGATGAATATGCTCATGAGCGCAGACGAGCATCGCATCAGTCGTGTGAAAGGGCGTGCGTGCGTTCGTCGACATCTCACGATGATGGCATGTCTGTCAAAGTCACAAGATGATGAATATGCTCGTGAGCGTAGGCGTTCATCGCATCAGTCGTGTGGAAGGGCGTGCGTGCTTTCGTCGACATCTCATGGTGATGGCATGACGACGTGTCTGCCGAAATCACAAGATGACCTGGCACGGCGATGTTCCTATCGATCTCACAAGATGACGATAGGCGCGATGATGAATTCAACTTGGTCATCTTGTGCGTTAGACTGATGTCCTATCATGCCATGATAGAACATCACATTGCCACGTCGGAAACATGGAAAGTGTGCCGACGAGTCGCCACGCGATGTCATGTTAAAGGGTTTTTGCTATTTGATATGGATGTGTGGCGATTACAGCATGATACGGAGACGACGCTTCGAGTGTACGACGGGGTGATGAACACCCACGAGCACTATTACTTCCTGTTGGAGACGCACGAAATAACCCACAAATACAAGGACGTGCTGCAAACCCGACCGCGCATGTACTTTGGCACCGAGCATGAAAAGTCTACGGGCAGCCACTTGGTACAGAAGTGGCAGCACGCCGACTTTTACTACGAGTTCGTGCTGACGTGTCGCCGGTACAAGACCGACTGGGATTTGTACGTCTGCGACTTTTCGTGCTCGTCGAAGGACTACGTGCTATGCGACGGCTGTAACCAAATCCGTGAGAACAACTCGAAGGAGCAGCCGTGTCCGCTGTGCGGCCATGACGCGATGCTCTTCAAGCAAATCGAGGTCATCACGAACGACTCGACGCGCCTCAATACCATGAACAAGTACACGTACGAGCGTCTGAACAACTTTCGGGAGACGATGTCGCGCATACAAGGCAAGCAGCAGGTGAACGTCCCCAAGTCGGTCTACGACCAGATCATCGCCATGATCGAGAAGAACCACACCAGGGTCGTCAAAGACGACCAGACCGTCAGTCGCTACCGCAACGTGAGTCGGCAGGACATCAGCAACTACATGCGGGAGTTGAAACTCAAAAAGTTCTACAACGACGTCACGTACATCCACGCCAAACTGACCGGCAAGAGCCCGTTCATCATCCCTTCGCACATCGAAAAGCGCATCATCGAAGACTTTCAGTCGCTTCTGACACTGTACAACCGGTACGACAAGGACGGCCGGCGGAGTTTCCTCAACTCGCACTATCTCCTGTGCAAGTTACTGAAGCGGTACGACATAACCGTCAACACGCACGAGTTTAACTATCTCAAGACGCGCGAGCGAGTCAACTGGCACGACGACCTGTGCAACAAGATGTTTACCGACTTGGGGTGGGAAATCAAATAGATGCAATCTGACGACTACCCGGTGACTACCCAGTGACTACCCACCCTGGCGAATAAACTCAGGCTATGTAGCGACTCTAGCGAGCATAAATTGCGCAATTTATGCTCGCCACACTGCTAAACTGGCGAATGCCCACTGGCGACAGTTCACCGTGGCGAGAACAAGTCGCACTTTCGCCTCTCGGTCGAAACTAGAAAGATGCATAAGAACGTCGATAACAACAAAAGCAATGATTTGGCATTTTCGCGCACCATAATCGCATCTAATTGTATCCATCCCAAACGAATTCTGGAAGGATAAACAAAAGATGAAATCCGGATTTTCGACTGACTTTTCAAGGGCGTGAGTACTCGATTTGGGATACGAACCATTGAAAAGTCAGTCTAAATTCGGATTTCATCGTTTGTTCATCCATCCAGAATCTTCGTTTGGGGAGCATAAATTGTCCTCTTCATGGATTTAATGCGCTTTTCATTACCCAAATCACTGCTTTCTTTGTTATCGACAACACCGTTCCGAAGGTCTTGTTTTTCATGCGCAATTTTACCCGAGGCGTGAAAGTTACCTCTTCTAAACGACGATTTTGCGAGGTAGTACCCATGTGGGAAACAACCTTTTGCGCGAAATACCACGCCGGATTTTGTAAATGAATGTACGAATCCAACATGCTATTTAGTATAGGATACGGTCGTAAAAGTCCTTACAAAATCCGGCGTGGGTATTTCGCGCAACTGTTGTTTCCCAAACGAAGATTTGGGAAGGATGAACAAAAGCCGTGTGGCGAGCAAAAGAGTCGCACGTTCAGCCCTCGGTCGAAATGGGTATGAAAACCGTAGATAAGAACGTCGATTAGCGCAAAAAGCAATGATTTGGGTAGGAAAAACGCGTCATAATGCCATCAAAATGGACATTAGAGTCGATTGCGTTGCATGAAAACACCCCAATCATCGCTTTTTGCGCTAATCGATGTCATTATCTACGTTTTTCATAACCATTTCGACCGAGGGCTGAACGTGCGACTCTTTTGCTCGCCACACGGAACAAAAGATGAGATGCGGATTTGTGAAGCCCGTTTCAAGGGCTTGAGTAGTCAACTTAGGCCAAGAACCATTCTCATCTTTTGTTTCTCCTTCCCAAATCTTCACGCCCTTGAAAAGGGCTTCACAAATCTGCATCTCATCTTCTGTTCCTCCACCCCAAATCTTCTTTTGGGGCGGATAAAATCCTCCAACATATGCGACGTTTTTTTGCTCGCACTGGGTCGTGAATTAAAGTCACAGGCAAGGTCAGTCAAGTCACCTCAGCCATTGGTCGGATTCGCTGACGTTGCAAAGGACCTTGACTCTCGCCTTGGTAGAGGCTTTCAAAGTCGCGCGGGTGATTTTGTCGTCTACGCACTCGCTCACCACGATGCTTTTGGCGAGTTTGACCGCCTCCCGCCCGATAGGGGTGATGAGTTGACTCCACTCGGGCGGTGCATCTCGCATCGATTCGTCCGCCTTCGCGGTCATCTCATTGATGAGTCTCGTGCAGGACGTCTCCACGACTTCCGGGACGTTGAAAAAGTTGAACATCTGATCCAAGTTGGCGTTGTTCACAACATCGGGTGCAAAGCGGCACGCGGTGTCTCGGATGGACCCTAGCAGGTCGTTGGTATTCTGCGCCATGTCGCTGGTAAAGTAATGCGAGTCGGGCTTCACGTAGAGACCAATCATCACCGAAGGCGCCTCCTCACACGCCGGGCTGTCGTCGGACCTATCGCCACTCATTTACATTGGTTTTTTTAGTGAACGTGAAAATGCATCGACCATCGTGCACGTCGGATGCGAAGCAACCGTCGGCAACTAGTCCCCTTTTTTCGACAATCTCCATTTTGAACATTTCGACAAAAGCGTCAACCTGGATTAGTGGTTAACATTTTTGTCGAAATGTTCAAAATGGAGATTGTCGAAAAAAAGGGGACTAGTTGCCGACGGCTGATGCGAAGTGGCAAACCTAGTAACTGCGGATTGCGTTCGCATCGGTACAGTACTACAACCCAATGGTGAGTCAGTTGTGAGTCACTGGTAAGTCAGTGGTGAGTCAGTGGTGAGTCAGTGGTGAGTCAGTGGTGAGTCAGTGGTGAGTCAGTGGTTACAGCGCGTCTATGTGCACAATAGCGACGCGAGACGTTACCGCCGTGTCTTAGCCCTCTCTATGTAGGGTGAAATCCAAAAAATAGTAATAAAATGAGCGATGAGCACACATTCAGTCGTGTAGTCCCAGGGACGAGATGGGCCTACTCGGACAGATATCCCACGTACAAGAAGCCCTACGGCGGAGTAAATGTAAGTGAACGACAACCTGAGTCGTCGTCGCAGCTGTCGCAGCCACCATCCGTCGCATCGTCGTCCATCTCGTCGACTGAACCAACGACACGATAGCCATGGATCGCGTCGATGACGTTGGAAGATTCGGTGTTATCGACGCTCTGTGCTGCAACCGTGATACAACACCGGCGTGTCACGCAGCAACTTTGATGTTTTACAGTACCAACAAGAACAAACGCGATAAATCTCGCTCGGTTTACATCCGATATGACACGATGCGAATCATGCGATGCGGACGATGTTGGAAGTCCAGACAAAGAAGCAGTGTGGCGAGCATAAATTGCGCAATTTCAAGGCCCGCTACTTAACGATGAAATAGACCATACGTGAGTACTCATGTTAGGGCAATTTGGCACAATGACCTTAAATCATTTTGATTTTGTGGAGTTCAAGTGTGCAATTTTCCCCAAATTGGAGTACTCACGTATGGTATGTTTCATCGTTAAGTAGCGGGCCTTGAAATTGCGCAATTTATGCTCGCCACATGGCAAAGAAATGCGTGTGTGTTTTGGAACGAATCTTCAATGATTCGTTGTTTTTATCGACTTTTCTACCGTTGCATGCCACTTTAGACCTGGGAATGCAAGTGCGACTTTTTTGCTCACCAAAGCGCTTGAACTCCATGAACTGACATACTCCACTAGGCTGATTTTGGAGCGTATAATTGCAAAGGTGTGGGACTTAAATAAAAAATAATCTTAAATGGAGGTCTATGTATCTGTGTGCACAAATAAATCGTTTTGCGACCTCGCCACTGTATATAGGGACTTTTCGAACCATAACATCCAGGTTCGGTCGATTCACCAACCGCGAAATTGCGACTATTCCACGATAGAACGGACCTATGTGACGTATCAGATAACCTTACATAGGTCACTTGGATGGGGGGTAACGCGCTCATGGCGCACCAGCCATACCACCCAACTGCCGGACGGTTGGTTCTTCGAGCATGGCCCCGACGTCTTCGTCCACTCCTACGAGCGGCCGATCGACGACTCCCTCGTGCATGTGCTTTGCGATGCGTTTGGTACGGTCAGGAACATCGAATACAAGCATGCACCGGACATTCGGCACTATCACGCCAAAATCACGATGTCATGTGCGATGATGGCGTGCGCTTTAGTCCAAATACAAAACGGGTTCCTCCACCACGACCGGTGCATATTTGTCAACTTCAATCCGTTCCCATTCACATAGTGTGCATTGGCAGTGGCACCCGTGTGGCGACCAAGAAATGGCGCAATTTCGTGACCATCGAATGGACTATGGGTTAGGTGCTCACATTGGGACCAACCAGGCACCAAATAGTCTCAATCATTTTATCCCTCCCAAATTTTGGAAGGAGGAACAAAAGACGACATCCGGATGTTCGAAGCACTTTTCAAGGGCGTGAGTACTCGAATTGGGCTACAAATCGTTGAAAAGTGCTTCGAACATCCGGATTTCATCTTTTGTTCCTCCTTCCCAAATCTTCGTTTGGGGAGCATACATTTTTACATGTGGCTGTGAATAAGAACATTTATGCTCCCCAAACGAAGATTTGGGAAGGAGGAACAAAATATGAAATCCGGATTTTCGACTGACTTTTCAATGGCTCGTGGCCCAAATCGAGTACTCACGCCCTTGAAAAGTGCTTCGAACATCCGGATTTCATCTTTGTTCCACCTTCCAAAATCTTCGTTTGGGAGGGATAACATTTCGTGCTTTGTTGGCCCAATATGAGCACCTAACCCATGCTCCATTCGGTGGTCACGAAATTGCGCCATTTCTTGGTCGATGCTAGGACTCTGAAAGGTTGGTTCGGCCTTCCAAAATCTTCGTTTGGGAGGGGTAAAATGTATAGAGCAGTTTTAAACTGAGGCTGAGGTGATACACATCCACATCATGATCCAAGCGAAGATTTGAAAAATATGAACAACAGGTGAAATATATGCTCCCCCAAACGAAGATTTGGGAAGGAGGAACAAAAGATGGAACGCGGATTCTATGCTCCCCAAACGAAGATTTGGGAAGGCCGAACAAACATTTCAGAACGCGTTTTCGAAGCACTTTTCAACGTTTTGTAGCCCAAATCGAGTACTCACACCCTTGAAAAGTGCTTCGAAAACGCACTCTGAAAGGTTTGTCCGACCTTCCAAAATCTTCGTTTGCATAGATTTTCAATTGATTTTCACTTGTTCGTGGCCCAAATCGTTTACTCACACCATTCCGCATTTCATTATTGTGGCGAGCAGAAAAGTCGCACTTTCATACATCGGTCGAATCATGACTCGAATGCTACAATCGATGACGACAAAAGAACATCGTAAGATGACCCAAATTGACAAGTTTATCCTTCCCCCAACGAAGATTTGGGAATGAGGAACAAACGATACAATCCGGATTTCGACGGAAGCACTTTTCAAGGGCGTGAGTACTCGATTTGGGCTACGAACCATTGAAAAGTATATCGAAAATCTGGATTTCATCTTTTGTTCCTCCTTCCCAAATCTTCGTTTGGGAGGGGTAAAGTTGACAACAGTTGCACATGGAATGGTCGCATTTTATGCTCCCCAAACGAAGATTTTGGAAGGCCGAACCAACATTTCAGAGTGCGTTTCCCAGGGAAGCACGTTTCAAAGTTTTGTAGCCCAAATACAGTACTCATACCCTTGAAAAGTGCTTCCCCGGGAAACGCACTCTGAAATGTTGGTTCGGCCTTCCAAATCTTCGTTTGGGAGGGGTACATTTGTAGAGGTGAGCCATTTAGAACGGCTCATTGCAGTCATTGCACACACGCGCGCAAGTAGAGCGGGTCGTGCTCGAGGCCGACCTCGGCTGCGTCGGCGCCCGCAGCAACGAGCAGACGAATGATGTCGATGCGACGCGCGTCGTCCTCTGGCCCGGCGGGCGGAAGCTTGAGCTTGTACGACCAAGGTGAATCCGGCCGTTTGATGACACACACGAGCTCGCTCCACCTGAAGCTGGGATGCGACGACTCCCAGTGCGGAGCCCACGCCGGCATGGTAATCGTAATCGGCGCGCCCGCCCCGAGCAGCACGTGCACCATCTCGGAATTCCCTAGCGTGCATGCCACCCGAAGGCACGAGCTCATTTCGGGTTCGAAAGCGTTTGCGTCCCTGAGACATTCATGCGCTGCCCACGGCTCTGCGCCTTGACGAAGGAGGGCCACCACGCGTGCGAGGTCGCCGATCATGACGCAAGCGAGCAGGTTCATGTCAAGGTCAAACTGGTCATACATGGCAGGCGGGTTGTCCACGATGAAACGGACGATCGCTGCGTGCCCCCACTCTGCGGCGTGCGTCGTCGTCGAGCAGCGTGTACACCATGGAGTGCAACCGGCTTCAAACAGTTGCACGCCCTTCAATGGCAGCAGCGCCTTGACAAGGTCGAGGTCGCCGGTGCCGCAGGCCGCAAAGAGAGCAAGGCTACGCCTGTCGGCGCCGTCGTCATCCACTCCGAGATTGCCAAGCGCCATAGGGAAGCCGACTAGCTCGCGCAGCAGGTCATGGACCTCGGGGCCAAGGTTCCCGCATTGTTCGATCATGTCAAAAAGGTAATCACGAGGGATGCGCGGGAAGAGAATGGAAGCGCGCGCCGCCGAACAATCGTAGATAAGTTTGTACATAGCATCCTTACTAGTACACTCGCTCGTGTCGTCCACGAACAACAGTGGATCGTTGTCTGAACGGACTGGGTGCTCACCTGAGCCTGCCGATACACTTCGCATCCGTGATTTTTGGATTTCGCAGTCCTTTAAATCATTTCGGAGGTGTGTCGTGAAGGCGCTTACGCTCCGAGTTACTGCCGATGCCGGTTTTACGCCAAAATGCACCATCCCAAACCATGTAGGAAACACTTTGGCGAGCAAAAAAGTCGCACTTTCAGGCCTCGGGGAAAACACGCATGACAAAGTAGAGAAGAAAAATCGATAACAACAAAAGCAATGATTTTGGAATTTTATGCTCCCCAAACGAAGATTTTGGCGAAGATTTTGGAAGGCCGAACCAACACGTGCTCTTTCGCCTCTTTGTGACTACTGAGTGGCATTCGTTTCCCTTGAACTGTATTCTGACGCTGCCAGCGAGGCTGCCCGTGTGGCTCTCCGTGTGGCTCTCCGTGAAAGCGGTACGTTTTCGAAGCACTTTTCAACGTTTGGTCGCCCAAACCCGGTACTCACACCCTTGAAAAGTGCTTCGAAAACGTACTCTGAAATGTTGGTTCGGCCTTCCAAAATCTTCGTTTGGGAGGGGTAAATTTCAATGCACGTAACTCAACTCTACTTGTCATTTTCATCACATTTGCATGGGGTTTCCGGCCAAAATCCTTGCTTTTGTTGCTTGCCAAATCCGGCGTGGGTAAGTCTCGCAAATGTTGTTTCCTCGGTGCAACATGCAAGTTGAATGATGCAACTACGGAATCGGAGATGCCATATTTCAAAACCAACCTGATAGCAACATTGTTATAAACAGTAAAGTTTCAGATTTCGTAGTTGCATGTTGCCCTGTAAAATTCCACAGTTTCCTACGGTCGCTCTCTATCGATCGGTCGGACGGTGGACACGTGACAGACACATCGAATCCCAAACCGTCGGCCAAACGTCGCGTCGGGCTCCGTGGCTCGGGCAGCGCATATTTCGAATAGGAAAAAACCAGTATAAATGAGTAGACCGCTCGATTTGCTCAGGAGCGTGATGTATACCGAATATCCCGACGACACGCCCACGACACGCGAGCAACACAGCGCGGCGAAACGGACCGATGCGTTCTGGTACCAAGACTTTTCGGTCAGTACGCTGCAAAGTTCGCGCATGCACGACGGAATGCTCTTTTATCATGGGATGGGGACAGGTAAGACGTGCCTCTACACCAAGTACATCGCGTCGGTGCTGCAGCAGGGTAGGCGCTACACGAGCATCGTCATCGTCACCAAGCGCGTGCTGCGCGAGTCGGTCAAGGAGGCCTTCGATAATCCGTCGTGCAACCAGGGGGTCGACGTCGGCGGCAAGGTCAATCGCGGCGTGCGATTTCAGACGTACTACCAGTTCATCGGTCGGAGGCACGTGAGCGGTGCGGGTGGACTGCGCACGGTGGAGCCGAACTCCGTGCACATGAGCCTTGTCGTCGTCGACGAGGCTCACAAGCTCCTCGAAAAGAGCAAGACGACGCGGACGCAGGGCGGCGACATCATGTTTCAGCGCTTCATGCAGCTGTCGAGGCGCAATCCGTCCGCGACGTTCCTCCTGTTCACGGGGACACCCTTCAACACGCACGAGGTCGATATCGTCAACCTTTCGCGCGTGGCGAGTCGAACGTTCAACGAGTCGCTGCGCGAGTTCTTCCCCGACGCGGTCGACGCCGACGTCAAAATCACGCCGGCAGAGTTTGCGCACGTGATGAGCGACGCGGACCGCAGTCGGCGGATCATGGCGCAGCTCGGCAAAACGCTCAGTTACATCCAGCTCCCCCCGAGCAACATTCCGCGGCGCATCATGCGCGAGAGCGCCGAGGCGACCTTCCGGATCGAAACCGACGCGAAAACGCTCTCGCACCACGACCTGCACGCGTTCGGGCCCTTTTACATCTCGTGCATGACGCGGGAGCACCAAGCGCAGTACGAGGCCAGGGTCAAGCCGTCGGCGCGGATGGAGCGAAACGTGATTCGCATGGTCGACAAGTGCGCGTTGAACTGCCTGAAGCCCGATGACGACGGCGCGCCGGCCGACGATGGTGGTGCGCGCCCGTCGTCGCAACACCGTCGTGTGCTCACGTACGACCTGCGCGACCGGCACGCCGGCGACGGGCTCTCGGACGACGGGGAGATGGACGACGACGCGTCGACGGCCACGCGGCTGCACATCTACGAGAACGAGTTTTTCCACCTCGAGTCCAACGACAGCGTCCCCCGCTTCCTGCACGAACTGCGGCAGAAACCCACGTTCCCGTCGAGACTGGCCCACCTCAAGCGGGTGTGTCCGATCATGGGCGCGGTCATCGAGCACCTGTTCGCCCCGAACGCACCCCATCGGCCGCGCCCGCAGATGTGCATGATCTACTCGCACTACGCGCACATGCTCGACGTGAACTCCGACCCCGGGAACACGCTGAAGGGCATCGTGCCGTTCATCCTCAAGGCGTTTGGGCTTTCCGACTACAACAAGAGCCCGTCGAACGACCCGTACATGTCGTACCTGTTCTTGCACAAGAGCGCGTCGTACGGCAAACTGGCGGTCGTCAACAGCGACGAGAACTGGGACGGGGCGTTGGTCCGCGTGCTGCTCGTCTCGCCCAAGTTCAGCGAGGGCATCAGCATCTCGAACCTACAGCAGATTCACATCCTCGCACCAGACTACGGCCTGTTCTCCAAGACCGACCAGGCCATCGCGCGAGGGTTCCGCAGCAACGGGCACCGCAAAGTCCGGCAGATGCTCGGCGACGCATTCGAGGGCGTGAGCGTCTTCATGCACCTGTGTCTCTCCGAGGGTCGTCAGTTTCCGGCTCGGCTGTACTACTACCTCCGGATGATGTACATGGACGTGCGCATCAAGGCGTTCGAGCGGTACTGCATGACCCACGCGTACGACTGCTCGTTCATGCAGCGGGTCAACAAGCGCGCCGCCCGCGAAAACTTTGCGCGCGCATGCCAGTACATGCTCTGCGACTACCGGTGCAAAATCCGACCGCCCGACTTTCCCATCGACGACTCGGCGTATTACCCGTCGTTGTACGAGCACTACCGACCGATCGTCCGGTCGATCGAGGCGGCGATCGCCCGGTCGATGCATCGGGGCGAGCCGTTCTCGGTCGCCGGCGCGCTGGCCACACACCGGGCGGAAATCGCCGACTACGGCCTCACCGAGCGTGTGGCGGACGCGATCTACCACGACACGGTCGCGCAGGTGTCGCACCGCAAGCCGCTCGTCTTGTCCGTCCACGGCGAGTACGTGTTTCCCGTGTGGCAGGACGACCAGCTCGTGCCGTTCCCCGCAAGATTCGCCTTCCTGCGGCGCGACGCGGTGACGTGCACGCAGCACGTGAAGCGCGAGCCGCCGGTGTGGTACGTCGCCGACATCGAGCCGCGTTCGGACCGCACCCCCGACGCGCCGACGCGGCTTGGCGCGGTCCAGGCCCCGAGCGAGAGCCTCGTCGTGCTCAAGCCGCGCAAGCCAAAGGCGAAGCGGTTCGTGTTCACCGAACTCGCGACCGACGACTGCATCGACCGCGACGTCGCGTTCTTCGACGACCACCGGCGATGCATGCGGCGGTGCTTCGAGGGCGGGTCTTACTGGTACTTGCTCAAGGGCGTCGTCCCACCGGGCGAAGGCGACGCACCACCTGGCGCAGGAGCCGCGTTGACGTACTACAAAGAAAAGAGTTTCCGAGAGTTGATCGCGGGCCCGAACACCAAGCCGCTGCCGTCCAAGTTGCACAGCGAGTCGAACCGCGTGTTCCTCAACGTGTCCTTGGCGTTGTGCTTCAAGTATCTGCGTCGGGATGTGCTCGAGCGACAACCGCCTCCGCCTCCACCTCCGCCTCCGCACGACGGCGACGTAGCGACGATGCGCGAGCAGGTGCTAGCGTCGGCCCTCGCACACGCGGACCGTTACATCGACCGAATCAGTCGACACTCGGGGTTCAGCTCGATGGCGTACATCCTCATGATCAACGTGGGGAACGCGAACGTGCGGCGGAGCCTGTTCTACAAAGTGTTTGCCCATTTCTGGTACATGGGCTACCAGGCCAACCACAACCACGCGCGATTCGCCGAACTCAGCCAGGCGGTGGAGGAGCAGTACCTGCACAATCCCAAGTTGCGGCAACCGCCGACGCCACTGCTGCACTTGCTGTATTCGCTCTTGGACGAGTTCTTTCGCAGCAAGGCCGACGACGACGATACCGACGATGAAGACGACGACGACGCCACCGACGGTCCGGGGGAGGTCGAACTCGCGTGCGACGGTGTGCTGCTGGAATCAAACGTGGGCCGGAGCGACGAGCGACTCCGGTCGCTCAGAAAGTATACGCAGTGCATCGTCGGCATCCTACGCCACATCAACCGATTTTTCTTGCAAAAGTACATCGAGGTGATCGACGACCGTCTACTCCCGGCTTGTCTCGCGAGTCTCGACCCCGGTCGCGGTCCGAGCACGAAATTCGCGTGGGTGACGAGCGACCAGCCGCTGACCAAGGTGAAGTTCATCGACGACGAAGTCGAGCGCTACGTCAACACACGTCAGCCCCGTGAGGCCCTTTTTCACAACGTGTTCTACGACAGTTACATCCTGCTGCGCGTATTACCCGGCACCATCTTCAAGGTCGGCAAGGACCTGCTCGACCACTCTGCGCGCATCCAGGAAATCTACGGCGAGCTCGGGGTTGCAACCAAAGTCGACCGAACGCTAGCGTCGCTCGAGCGCATCGCGGCGGACCGCGGCTTGTTTATCAACACAACGCACAATCCGTTCATGCCACCGTCGCACGTCGAATTGGCGAATGACGCCCACCCCCAAGCCGACCGTGTGGAGGATGTCGATGGGCGTGGGCGTGGGCGTGGGCGTGGACGTGGACGTGGGCGTGGACGTGGGCGTGGGCGTGGAAGTGGG